ACCTTTCTATCCAAGATAATTCTAAATTAGGGTTTCTAGAAATTTCAAACCAATCCCATTTCTTTTCAGGAAACCTTTCTATCCATTTCAACTGTAAATTTGGATGCTTTGAAATATCGTCTTGAAATAACAATCCAAATGGAATAAAAATAACCAGGATCTCATCCGGAGACCAAACTATTATTTCCAATTCAATTGCTTTTTCCACTATAACTTTATTATCATAGATATGTTCAAAATTGTCATAAAATATTTTTTTTTGAAAAAAATTATTTGAATTATTTTCACATTCTTCAATTAAATTATTAAAATATTCTTCTTGAATTTCTTTACGAAATTGCTTTGTTCGTGCATTACGTGTCATAGTCATTATATTAAAATAAAATAAAAATAGTTTTAATCAATTTTTTGTTAGAAATTAAAGATTTTTTCATAAACTTTTTGATCTGATTACTTCGTTATATTAGAAATCAAAGATTTCGTCAAAGTTCGCAATGTTTCGGATACCTTGGAAATGGAATCACATCCTTAATATTATAAATTCCCGAAACTAACATAATCAGTCTCTCGAATCCCAAACCAAATCCACCGTGTGGAACTGACCCATATTTTCTTATATCCAAATACCAAGGAATATTAATTCCCTTTGCTTCCATTTTACCCTTTAGTTCTTCATAATCGTCAATTCTCATAGACCCCCCTACTAATTCTCCAATATTTGGAACTAGAATATCCATTGCCTGTACCGTCTTTCCGTCTCCATTCTCTTTCATATAGAAAGACTTAATTTCCTTTGGATAGTCATATACAATTAAGGGACCACCAATAACTTTATCGGTCATATATTTTTCGTGTTCTGACCCTAAGTCGCATCCCCAAAATACAGGTTCTTCAAAAATATGTTTCCCTTTACTAAGTTTCTTGAATTTCTTATGTTCCATTTCTTTTACTCGAATAATTGCTTTTCCTTCCGTAATTTCTTGTTCTAACTTTTCAATTACTTCAGTATAAGACATTCTCGCGAAAGGTTTATCTACTAATTTTGTAAGTTGGTCGAGTAATTCTGGTTGATATTGTTTTGCAAGAAATATAATTTCTTCTTTACAGTTATTTAAACAAACTTTAATACAGAATTTAATATAATCTTCAGTAATATCCATTAAATCCTTAAGGTCAATAAAACACATTTCCGGTTCAATCATCCAGAATTCCGCCAAATGTCTTGTTGTGTTAGAGTTCTCTGCGCGAAACGTTGGTCCAAATGTATAAATATCACCCAGAGCTGTTGCCTGAGTTTCACCGTGTAATTGTCCGGATACAGTCAAGTTAACAGGAACATTGAAAAACTTTTCTCCGTCACTTAAAGTGTTAGATATATCAAAAGTTTCTCCACCACCTTCGCAATCATTCGCCGTTAAAATTGGCGTATGAACGTATTTAAATTGGTGCATTTGAAAGAAAGTATGTGTTGCTATAGAACACATATTTCTTAAACAAGCAATCGCTACCATAGTCTTAGTTCTAATTCTAAGATGTGGGAATTTCCTAATATGATCTAGAGTTAATTTCTTTTTCGCAATAGGATACTCTGAAGCATTGACTTTCCCCAAAATTTTAATTTTTTCGCCTTTCAATTCTATTTCTTGTCCTTTTGCCGGACTTTCGATCACTTCCCCAAAAACTTCCAGAGAAACACCTTTTGTTCCATCTTCATAAATGGTATCCAGTTTTCCCCTTTCTTCGTCATTTTCAGGATTAATAATAATTTGTAATGAAGTTATACAACTTCCGTCATTAAGTGATATAAATGCGATTCCATTGTTCTGTTGAACACGGAAACTATCAATCCACCCATTTACAGTAATATCTTTTCCAAGATATTTTTTAGTGTCTTGAAATAAGGACTTTAAAAGTGTTCTTTTTCGCGTAAACATTTTGCAAATTAAAAATATTTAAAAATAATCAATTTTTTTGGGATACTAAATTTTTGAAAACTAAATTTTGTAACCCCCTATTATTTTTTCATAATCTTCTATAGGGTGTGAATAAATACCACTTCCTACTATTATAATATCATTTCCTTCTTCAAATGCTATATCGGGTGTTCTATAATTCTGGTCTAAACTTTTAGTATTATTTAATCTTACTCCTGGTGTTATAAAAAGAAAATTATCGTCATTTACAAATTTATTTTGAGTTATAAAACCTAAAACTATATCTCTATATTTATCCGCAATATTATAACAATCCCAAGTATAACTAGATGTAATAATATTACAGGAACTAGACATTTGTGCTACTATTAATACTTTTATATTTGTAAGACCTAAATAATCAATTGATTGAAGAATTCCCGCACAACAAACACCGTGAACAGTAATAATATCTGCCCAAGTCCCTATTTTATATATTCCTCCCATAAGTTGTTTTAGGAATGTTTTGCCAATATCACCAAATTTCCTATCTTCTAATATATAAAAATTATGTTTCTTTTTTATTTTTATTAATTCCTCTATTACGCTTTCATCGAAATCTTCCAAAATGTCTATATGAGTTTTGAGAATACATATATCTGGACCTACTAAGTTAGCCCAGAATAATAAATCTTTTTTAAAAGTAAAATCTGCTGAAAAACATAATCTTGTTTGTTTCTTATCCATAATTTCATCTATTTTATTTATATTTATTTCAGATTGATTCATAGACATTTATATATTTTTAGTTAGTTAGTTAGTTAGTTAGTTAGTTAATAATAATAAATATAATATTTAAATAATTTATATGAAAATTGGTATTATTGGAAATGGGTTTGTTGGAAATGCGACTTGTCAACTAGAATGTAATGATATTGAAATAGTAGTTTATGATAAAAATCCGGAATTATGTATTCCGAAAGATACTAAATTAAAAGATTTAGTAAAATGTGAAATAATATTTATTTCGGTTCCAACGCCTATGAATAAAGATGGTTCTTGTTACCTAAATATAATTAAGAGTGTATTATATAAATTAAATGAATTAAATTATGATAATTTTATAGTATTGAGATCAACTGTTCCAGTGGGAACTTGTGATAGTTTGAAATGTTATTTTATGCCTGAATTTTTAACTGAAAAGAATTATATAAAGGATTTCTATAATAATAAAGATTGGATTTTCGGTTTATCAAATAATGAAAAGGATATTGAATTTAAAAATATAATTACTAAATTAATTAATCTTGCTTATTTACACCCTTGAAGATTTAAAATGAACATATTTTTAAGTCAATTTAAATTCAACAAGGTTTGCCCATTTCAGAGCGTGTAAATTTTGATTTTGGTGTATCGTCTAATACACCTGATAAATTGCCTCTACATAAATAACTAGGTCTTATATTTTTATTTATATGACTTTCTGCTATTTTGTAGATATTAGTTGCACCATTACAATCTCTATTCCATACATTAGAACACTTCTTACAAGCGATCAACCCATGGATAAGTCCAAGATTATTTTTATAAGGTTTAGGATTTTCACGAATCATAAATTTATTACAATCACCTCCTTCACATTTGGAACATTTACAACTGGTTCTAAATTCATCAACTAAATATGTTTTGAACCCATTTTTCTTAAATAAAGTTCGTATTCCCCTACCTTTTATTGGTTCTTTATATTTCATATGTTTTCTTTGTTCATAATCACCAAAACATATTATAGTATCTTCTGGATTTCCAAATTGACTTTGAAATCTATTAACCATTTTTTGTTCAGTTCTTTTTCTATTAAGATATCCATTAAGTTTTAATTTTCTAAATATGAAACTATTATAGAAATCAATAATTAATTTATTTATCTCATTTTTCTTTGTAATATATTCAATAAATTTGTTAAAATTTAATGTTTTTCTATTATATTTTGATAATTCTGTTTCATATACTATAATTGTATTATTGTTTATTTTTTGCTGTTTTAATTCTAAAATTATTTTAGCATATTTTTTAGCTTTTGTTTCTTTTCTTCTTTGGTCTTGACTATATCTAAATTTTTGTGCTTCTTTAGTATCACCATCAACACAATAGATAATATCACATTACAAATATTTCCATTTATAACCATATAATGTTTTCCTTCCTTTTTCATTTTTACAAATTTTTGATATTACTGAACTTCGTGGTTTATTAAGATAAGAATATGCATCGTTAATACATAAAAAAGTTTTCAATATTTCATTAGATTTTTTATCTAACATAGCTATTTTTTTCCCACAAGAATGTATTGTATTATCTCTATATTTTACCCACTCTAAATTATTAATATTATTATTTAATTTATTTTCATCTTTATGATTTATTACATATGATTTATTAATATAAAATGTGTTACCTTCTTCTAAGAAACATTTACCTAGTAATCTATGTATTAAAAGAGTAGTTTTAGTTTTACATTCACTATATAAATATACAACCATATAGTTAGAATTATTTAAAAAAGATTTAACTTTTCTATTATTAGAATTAATAATTATACCTTCTTTATTTATATAATATTTGGAATAATTTTTATTATTAATCATACCTATTGGTACAAAGCCATCATTATTAACAATTTTATTATGTATAGGTTTATTTTTGTATTTTAATAAATAACCTCTACAAGTTTTATTATTACCATTAAGACATTGAAATATACTAGATTTATTTTGTAATTTTAGAAAAATAACCAATTCGTTAGTTCCTGTAAATTCTTTCACAAATTCATTATTTTTATTATATACTAAAATAGGTTTTTGTTGATACATTAATTTATTGTTTTTGTACGAATTTAATACATTTTCGGATTGCGATACACATCTTAAATTACTAACATGATTATTTAATTTATTTCCATCAATATGATCAATAACCTTATTTTTATCATAGTCATTATTGAACGATATATAAACTAAATGATGTATCATATAACTATTTTTATTAAAATTACTATCCCATAAACCAATATCATAATAACCTGATTTTATTTTATATGATAATTCTTTACCAGTTTTTTTACTAAAACAACGTCCTAAATTACTTGTGAAATATTTGTTTCTATATTTATCTATATTTATGTCTTTCAATATCTCATTTTGTTTCAATACTATTCTTTTTAATTTATCATTTTCTCTACATTTATTACAACCACCATAAATTTGTCTTAAATGATTAGATGGTAATATATCAAATAAATTTTGATGAATTGTGCATTTTAGTTTTATTTTAGATTTATAATTAACATATCCAATATTATCATAATTGAATATATCGCCAAACTTTATTTTACTTTTTTTAATAATCTGTTCCATATTATATCATATACTATACAATCAATTTATCTTTAAATGAAAAATAATATCATAATGTTTAACTACATGTTTTAATGGAACTTTTACACATTTATAGTAATCTTGATATTTTCTGGAGGTTATTTCATTATTTATTTATTATACTATCTATAGATATGTTTATTTTAAGTATTTTAATGCAAATTAAATTATAAAATTGATTTTAAAATATATTGATAATTTATAAATATAAAATGTCTGAAAATAGCACACAAGTTCAAACTATACCTAAGAAATTTAAGATTAAGAAAAAAGTTAAAAAAGTTAAAAAAGTTAAAGAAGAAGTTGGAAATGTTATAAATAAAAATAAAATTTATAATCTAGATTGTATTGAATACTTAAAACAAATGAAAAAAGAAACTATTGACACAATTATATTAGATCCACCATATTTTAATGTTGTAAATGAAAAATGGGATAAACAATGGAAATCAATGCAAGAATACACATTATGGATAGAAAATATTATAAAAGAACTAGACAGAGTATCCAAATATTCTTGTAGTTTTTGGATATTTGGTTATGCTTATCAACTGAGTTATATTATTCCTATCATTGAAAAATACAATTTTACTTATCGGCAACATATTGTTATAGATAAGGGAATGAAAAGTGTAGCTGGAAGAACTAGTAACAAACTAAAAATGTTTCCGACAGCTACAGAATATATTGTATATTTTCATAAAGAAGCTAGACCTATATTAAAGCGATTTTTTCAAGATAAACAAGAAGAAAAGAAAATAAAATCAGGAGATATTAATAAACATCTTGGTAAGGCTATAAATGGCGGAGGCACTTGGTCAACAATTGCAGGGAAAAAGCAAAAAAATATACAATATCCAACAAGAGAAGACTGGGATAAATTACAAGAATTATTCGGCACATTCGATATAAAATATGAGGATTATGTGTATAAATTTAATATTGAACCCAAACTTACTGATGTATGGAATGATATAAACTTCTATGATAGGAAATACAAAAAATATCATCCAACACAAAAACCATACAAATTAATTGAAAGATTAGTTAAAGCTTCTTCTAATGAAAATGATAATGTGTTAGATATATTTATGGGTAGTGGTATGACAGCAAAGGTTTGTGTTGATTTAAATAGAAATTATTGGGGATGTGAATTGGAACAAAAATACTTTGAAAATAATTTGCTTTCAATTTAGATTAAAATAAAAGTATAAACAAAAGATATACTAAAAATTTTATTAATTAGTTTTTATTACTTTCTGGTAATTGTGCCTCGTTTTTTCCCCAATGATTTTTTCTTAATTGTGCAAAATTCAATGATATTTGAATATTCCAACCCTTCTTCTGGTATAGATCCTTCATATGTACAAGTTTGTTCATTTTTTTCAATAATAGATTTAGGAACATTCATTATATTTTCATTTTTCAAGTCAAAGAAATTTTCACTAATCTCTCCATTTTCATCAATATTTATGTCAAATAACATAATAGGTCCTGACAGATAAAAATCCCAGCTATATGGTATAAAATTACAATTATTCCCTGCTCCATTTGTAAATTGATTTTCTATATAGTTACTGAAATATTGGTTATTTGATAAGATTTTGTAGCATTTTAGATTTATACATTTTTTTTGTTCATCAAATTCTGATAGAAACAAGATATATTCATTTAATTTATATGTATCGTTACAATAATCTTTATGTGCCTTTGCCGAAATACCCCATCGACTATCTTTAGGTATATTAAAGTTTGATTCTTTACAAAACAAACATATAGGTTGAAAACGCGGAACTTTCGTTTCTCCTTTTGTACCATTCTTCTTATGTTGTGAATGACATGTTTTGCAAATTTTACTACCATCAAGACTTAGAAATTTCACTTCGCGCGTAATCTTAAATGAACCGTCATCGTTATATTCTTTATTATCAAATGCACAACCTCCTTTACTTGCTGAACCAATACTATTTGGATACATTATAATTGTAAATACTTCACCTTGGTTTCCAAGACCTGAAAAGGCAAACCCAATATTTTTATTAAATTTTTTTTCTTTGTTAATATTTTTAAATTCCAATAAGCTCCAATCGTTTATTTCTTCACATAATTTTTCCTTTATAATTTGTTCTTCTCTATATTTTAATGCAATATCATCATATTCTTTATCTAGTTTTACTTTAAATTTTGGTTTCGGTTTTTCAATTGTAGTAGTTATCGTACCAGACATAGTAAAGTTGTGATTTTTGTTATACTCCTTAAGTCCTTTTCAAAATCAATTTTATATTTTATCACTTAAAGTAATTATACTATAGAGTATAGTCCTCACTACTTTATCACCAACTTTAATTCTATGGTCTTTTGCTGTAATAGTATATTTTAGTTTAGTAATTTGTTTAATAATAGACAACCATGGACGCTTAATTCTATGTGGTTCTCCAACAGCCTTAATACTATTAAAACTAAAATATTTACGAATATCTGGTATTAATTCTATTATTTTTTCTTGCTTTTCTTTATCATTATCTAATTCGTATAAAGTAATAGTATTAGTTTCTGATAAATCTAATATTTCTATAATTTTATCACAAATTTCTTCTTGTTCTTTTTTGTATAGTTCTCTTTTTAGACGCATAATTCTATTAGATATTCTAGTTAAATTTTTAAGTTATTTATCAAGTTTATAATTTTTAGGTTTCTTTCTTAATGTAGATTTACTTCTATCATATTTAGGATATGTTTCATTTTGATAGGCATATTGAAAATAATTTTTATAATTCATAGGTTTTATTTTACTTATCGCTTTTCCTACTTCTCTTTTTAATTCTGGATATTTCAATACTTTTTTATTTAATTTTAGATAGTGTTTTATTTGATTAAATACCATCTCGATTACATTTGTTTTTGGAGTATATGGTACGCTAAATAAATATTTATTACCACTTTCTAATATTGCTTGTTTTACATATTCATTTCTATGTGATCCAGCATTATCTAAAACTATTAAATTATCTTTGTATTTACCAAATACATTTTCTTTAAGAAACTCAACTAATCTTTCTTTGGTCATTCCTCCTTTTTCATATAATTTCCAACCTACACATTTTGAATTATTAACTGCACATAATAGAGTAAATTTTCTATAAAAATAACTATCATCTGTTTTTACTATACATCTTCTCCCAAGAGGACACCTTGAATATTCTGGTATCATAGCTGGTTGTATAGAACTTTCATCCAAACTAATTATTTTATCAATATGATATTTTTTAATTTCTTTATAGAATTTACTTAATTCATTCTTTTTATTTATTGATTTACGATATCTTGTTTGGGGAAAGTGTTCATGTCGTGTTCGTTTTCGTGTTCTATTTTTATCTCTTATAACTTGTCCTAAATGTTGAGGTGTGATATTAAAATTTTTATATTTTTTTTTTACTAACTTTGCTAATTCAAACATAGTAATTTGTTCATTTTGTTTCAATAGTGTTAATGCGTATTTAACTTGTTCATTAGTAATTTTATATGATACTGGTTTTCTACTATATCTTTTTATTGATTTATCCTTTTTATATCTATTAACCCACCTTTTCAAACTAATTCTAGAGCATTCAAATATTTTACAAGTTTTTGATAAATTTTTAGATTTATTAACATAATGTTTTACAGCAGTAATTTTATAATCTTCACTATGATGTTTAGGCATATTATATAATTAGATTAAATAATATGTTCATTTTAAATCTTCAAGGGTGTAAATAAAAAAATTAAATATAATTCCATACATTTTGTATTAAACAAAGAAGCGGAAATGATTAAAATGTTTAGGAATTGTTTTCTCTCTACTAAAGTTTCCTTTTGTAATGAAATTAGTCAATTCTGTAATATTAAAGGTATTAATTACGAGAATGTTAGAAAAATCGCTACCAAAGATGATAGAATTTTAGAAAGTCATACTAATGTTCCTGGACCAGACGGTAAGAAAGGTTTTGGGGGTACATGTTTTCCGAAAGATACTAATAGTTTAAGATATGAGATGGAAAATTCGGGAATGGAACCTCATATTTTAAATTCTATTATACATAGAAATGAAAAAGTAGATAGACCAGAACAAGATTGGAATGAAAATAAGGGGAGGGCAGTTTTATAATTTAAATATACTTATAAATAATAATAAACATATATTTATTTTTTTATTTTTATTTTTATTTTGTTTTACACATTTAAACATTTAAAACTCTGAATTATAATATAAGCATGTTTTTTATAATATTATTTGAAAATTATTATTTAATAATTTAGTATCTAAAGAAAAATCTTCAGCTTTTAAAACAGCATTACCAAAATCTATTAATTTTAATTTAGATTCAACAATTATTAAATTATCTATTGTAATATCATTATGAGTAATTTTTTTTGAATGTAAATTTTCTATTATATTTTTTAATTGGGATAAATGGTCGAGAGTGAGTGGATTTGGCAGTTTATCACCATATTCCATAATTAAATGGTATTGATTTTCCTGTTTGGTTGTTTCTTTTTTAATGGTACCATAATATTCTACTATTCCATCTATTTTATGGTTCATTAATTCCTCCATTATTTTATATTCACTTTCTGTAATATAATCCATAATTTTAACAACATATTTTTTTCCCTTATATTCTAATTTTAAAATTAAATTAGTAGTCCCACCACATTTACTTTCACATAATATGTTAATTGTTAAGTCTTTATATCTTAAATTACAAGGGTCACTAGATGGGGGGGGGGGACACTCAACCTTCTCATCATAATAAAACA